CTTTGCCTAATCTGCCCAGGGCTCAGGACTAGGCTCGCTCCCCGCCAATAGATCCGCCAACCTAAGCTCTCGGCTTCGGTTGGCGTGTACCGGGTTAACCTGCCCAAGGGACGAGGACTTAGGACATACCCGCATAATGGCCGATGATGCTCGCCACCACTTCCAGACTTTCCCTCGCATCAAGAGGTCTCGCTCGGCTCTGGACCGCATCCCCGTACTTCCACCCGCTTGACGCGAGTGCCAGGTATGCGCACTTCCTCCGCTTGGGCAGCGATCTTCTTTCCCACATACACGAACAGGGCAGAACGTTGTTGATCGCCCCAGGTGAGTTCTACGCCTCTCGGCTTCCAAAACACCCGGCATCGTCTATTTTTGCGACCGCAGCCCGATAGATACCTGTTCGTTGCATCCTGGCAGCACCAGGTTTGTGATGGCGGCCAGTGCCAACCTGGCTATCGGTTATCCGTGGGGGCGATTCATCCCATAGAGGCCATCACAAATCTGGCGCATAGAAAAGCCCGGTGACTCCTGCGAGAACCGGGCTTAGTTGGATGTTTCGTAACAACAGGGCGGGGTGCTCGCTTAGTCGGCAACAGGGAACCTAAAAGCGGCCAGCGCTCTCTGCTGACTCCGCCCTGTTGGTACTCGATATGCCTATCGAATGAAGTTCATTATCCGCATCGCCGGCGGATTGTCAACCTGTTTTCTCGTAAAAAATCATTCAGCGCCATCGTTGCCCGGAATAATCCATGCTCTCGATGGAAGTCGTTGAAGTCATGCCCGATTGTCGGCGGCATGAAGTACGGCAAGCCCGTAGCCACTGCCGCCTTTCTTCCGGTATCGCTGGCATCGTTGTCCGCCACCACGAACCCTTCGCGCGCCATGTGAGTGAGGTTTCCGGCGCTGAAACAGACGTGAACCGATAGCCGCTGTTTCGCTGCCGCGTGAATGGATAGCCCCGTTGCGTATCCCTCGCAATACGCGTGCAGGTCGCCACTCCCGATCACAAATTCCGCTCCCTTGGCTTGCTGTCCGTGAATGAATTTCTTCCCCCCGTCAATGCTGATGGTCTGGCAGCCGACCAGCTTTTTCCCGACGTACATTGGCACTACAAGAAGGTTGTCGGCATCGGGCCGATAAACAGCACCGCGCAGTTCTGGGAACCCCTTGGAGTCAAGATAGGCGTGCTGGGTTTGCTCGCACTCGCCTAGTATCGCCTTGGCCACCTTGGCCGCCTGCTCGCGGCCTACTCGCATAACCCTATCTGTGGCCGCCCGTTGTTTGGCGATGGCTGCGCGGTCTATCTTTACTGGTTGCTCGCGGTCTGGGTGCCATATCGCCGGCTCGGTCATAGTGGCGTGGTTCTGTACCCACCCAAAGTCAGAATTGAACAGATAAGCACCGTTCTTGTGGTGCGGCTTGTCTGTCGTCTTGCACCTGCAAATCCTGCCATCGACCAGACTTCTATCAATGATAAGTCCGTGCGCCTCGGCAAATTGGTGGAAATTCATCTCGCGCCCCTAGCCCAGGCAATGTTTCGAGACCTAATCCATTGCTCAATTTCATGACTTGGTGGCAACGGTTTTTTCTTCCATTTCGGCTCTACTTTGAATTTCTCCTTGTACTTGTAGAAGGCAAATCCGTCTTTCTTCCCTTTTGCCCTGGCATACCCGAGAAGTTCTTGATACCAGCGCTCTTTCGTTGCTCCATCGTACTTTTCGACTTTATTTCCGGCCAATTCAAGCATCTCGCCAGGCTGCTCAATCACGTCATTACGTCGCGGCCTGACGTACCCGCAATGATTGCAAACATCTGATTTCCCAGGCCATAGCGCGCCACATGCCGGGCACTTCGCAGCTTCTTTTTCCTTGCTTGTAGGTTCTGGTTTTGGTTTTTCTGCCCCATCATCCAATGCCGTCACCCCATCAGAATACAGCGCGTCCCATTGATCCCTAAATCTGAGGTAATTTCCTGAATGGTCGAGCCACGCGGCGAATTCCTTGCCTGGATGCGGGCGCATCACGCGGCCCATTTGCTGTACATGGCTAGAGAATGACTTACTGAATGGTCTAGCAGATACCCCAATCATCACGTCTGGTACGTCAAACCCCTTAGATAAAACGTCAGTTGCGATCAATCCGTGAATGGCCGTATCCGGCTTTGAAAACTCCTCAATGGCTTGTGCTTTGAATTCGTCGTCATCCTTGTAGCTGATGCTCACGAAGTTGTAGCCGGCTTCCCCGAACTTCTCTGCTAGGTCTTGACCGTGTGCCACGCCAGCGCAAAAAACGATAGTCTTGCGCGGACCTCCGAAAAGCTCATGGGTCATCTTTACCCACTCCGTCACCACGTCTCCGGTGATCTGCACACCACGTTCAGTTGATTCTTTAGCTGACCACTCCCCTGCTACCTTCTTGGCGCCGGTCATATCGACCTGCTTGGCGATGAATACCCGGAGAGGCGTGAGCCAGCCTTCATCAACAAGCTGTTTCGTCGTGGTCGCAGAAACTACACTGGAGTAGGTTGATCCGAGCCCTTTGGTGAACGGGGATGCAGACAGTCCGATTACCCTTATGTGAGGGTGCGCCTTGATGAATTCGATTGTCTGTGCGCGCTGGACGTGGGCTTCGTCAACAATCAGTAGATTCAGGCCTGGGAAAGCTCCGCGCTTTTCGATTGTCTGCGCGCTGCACACCTGGATTTTACGGTCTGGTCTGTATCTCCAATGGCCTGATTGAAGGACGCCGTGGTCTATCTGGTACTTTTCAAGACGTTTCGATGTCTGGTCGCAAAGGACAATCCTATCAAGCACCATTGCCGCTTTGTTGCCCTTGTCGGCGGTGGCCGACATGAGCGATATTGCCATTTCTGTCTTTCCGAATCCAGTTGGCCCGTAGCACATCACGGCGCGATGCCCAGCACGGAACGCTTCGCGGATTGCATCCAATGTTTTGACTTGAAGTGGGCGAAGTTCGAGGTAATCAGCCATGATCCTGGCCTTTTAGTTTTTCTATCTCCTTCCGCTGCATCGCCATCTGTCTTTTCATTGAGCTTGATTCGCGCATATACACGTCTCGGCTGGCTTTTACGGCGTCGAGTTCCGCCTCCAGCACTACCACGCGCGCCCTGAGTTCTGTGATTGTGTCAAGCGCAGCCGTTTTGTCGTCATCGCAGCCAGGCATGGCTTCTACGGCAAGGCGGTCTTTCAGCGCTTCGTTCTCGGCGGCAAGCTCACGGACAGTCTCATGAGCTACTGCAAGTTCATCTTCATGAGGATCGTATTGTGGTTCTTCCGGTTCCGTCTCCGGCTTTGCCCCTGGACGTTTCCCTGTGACCATCTCTACGGCTTCCGGTAGCGTCTTTTCCCCCCTAGCCACCTCCTTCGCTAGTTCTGGGTCGGCTCTGGCTACCTTGTCTGCGTTACGCTGGGTCTTTTCGCTTGTTCCTGATATAGCGGCGCGTCCGGCGACAGTTTGCAATCCGGTAATCTTACCGAATTGCGGATTGCCAGTTTGCAATCCGGTAATCTTACCGAATTGCGGATTGCCAACAGTCTGAGCGTTGCTCCAATCCTGCGCGCTGGCCACAATAGCTGCTTGCTGCCCTGGCGTCATGTGGCGCCGGCGAAGGTTCATAGAGAGCACATAGGCGACGATGCTGCCGCCCTCGAACTCACGGAAATGCGGCTCTATCCCTGCCTCGTGACATGCCCGTATTCGATTACCACCGTCAAGGATCATGCCATCGTGAAGTGTTATCGGGTCTATCAGACCATTGGCACGGATGTCTGCGACAAGTGCCGCGAAGTCGACCCCGGACATACGTGGGAATAGGGTACATAGCGGGTGAAGCTGGAATGACTGCATGAATACTCCTAGCACAAGCGTTTAGAATGGGAGGGTGGGTAAGTCCTGGTGCAGCAGGACAGGGCTGGCCGGCCTTTTCCCCACACAGAAAGTGTATACGTGATATGTGCGAGTGTAAACAATGCGTGCGGCATCACTTCGCGCCCGTCTCGTAAATATCAATTCCGTGGATGGCCTTCATCAAGTGGCGCTTTATCCGATAGCCCTCAGTTCGCACGCCCTTGAAATCCTCTACCACCTCACGGCCGTAGCGCATGTAAACGAAGTCCGCAACGTAGCGCAACGGCGGGCGCCGCCTGCCGAGGATCATGACTGCTGGAGCGAGATCGTAGACTACCTGCAACCGTAGGTCATTGATTTGGTGGGCAGACATCAGAATTTCCAACTCGCGGTATCGGCCCGCCTCGCCTTTGCTGGCGAAGCAGTGCCCATCCACCATAGTTTTTACGGCGCCATATTTGCTCATCAGATTTCGCTCCGGGAAACCTCGGCATTGAGGCCGTGGAGCGAAATGGGCGCAACCGTAGGTTGCTTGTGTTGACTTTCTTCAAAATCGCGCATCGTGGTATCCATGATGTTGAAAGCCCACCCTTTAGGGAGGGGAACAGTTACTTGAATACCTCTGGATGTGTTTCAAGCACCCAGCGCAGCGACAACAGAGCGGCACGCATCCATTCGTACTTGCGGCCGCTGGCATCTAAACCAGTAACGCGGCCGTCTATCTGATCGTGGCAATGGTGGCAAACGAAGGCGACCAGATCGGCGGCCTTGAACCCCATCCCCTTGCCCATTTCCTGCATGTCGGCATGGGCACCGACGACCGTTCCATCATTTTCGCGTCCGCAACAAAAGCACTTTGGCGATTGGCGGGCCAGACCAAGCAATTTTTTGTTGCGATATACGCTCATATGACTTTGCTCCGTGAACCTCGGCCTTCAGGCCCGGGTGGTGAAATGGGCACAACTGGGGGGTAGATCGTGTTGACTTTCTTCAAAACCGCGCGTCGTGGTGTCCATGATGTAGTTAGCAGGCAGTGGCTTCTCGTCGTCGCACACCTTGCAGCGCAGGCGCGCGAACTCAGGCGGGTATGTCGCCGTCTTGCGATAGTCATGCTCGCCCCCGTTAAGACAGTCCGCCTTGCTGGTGCTGTAGCTGAAATGAATCATCGTCGTGTAAGTGAAGGTCTTGCCGCACGCGCCGCATTCCTGCTGGTGCGTTTCGTCCTCGTTGTACCCATAGCCGTCGTCGTGGTTGATTTCCACGCCCTCGCCACAGTAAGGGCATTCCGTGTCTCTGCTCATGCTTCCTCCGTTCGTTTGCCTGCTAACCCGGCGCTCAAGTGGTACTGCGCAAAAGAGCGCCGGCCCTTAGCTATGCGTTGAAAGCCACGCCATCTATGGCGGGGGACAGTTACCTCAATCTAAATTGCGCACACTTAATTGCAAATTGTCCGCACTTTCTTGTGTATATACATTGCTAATGTCGCGCCTAACATTCCTCCTGTGCCGACCCACGGTATCGCATCCCATCCTGTTTGCACGACCCACATGATACTTGCTACTTCGGCAACCGCTAATGAATATGGCGTGATAGCCGCTGCGATGTAATTACCGTGGATTACATTTTGTGACTGCAAGGCTCTCAAAAAGACAAGCGCGAAGGTCGCTAGTAGGATTTTCATATCAACGTATCCTGCTTAGGAATTGCCTGCTCTGGTGCGAATAGCAAACCTTGTGCCTGATGTTGTTCTACACGCGCTTTACCTGCTCTGTAATAATCCTCATCAAGTTCGCAACAAGTAATGTCGAATCCGAGATTGATTGCTGCTATCACGCTACTCATGCTCCCGCCATGCGTATCAAGTATTTTATCGCCTTGCTTCGCGTAGTTGGCCAAAAGCCATTCATAGAGCTTTACGGGCTTTTGTGTTGGGTGGATGCGCACCTCTTTATTTTTCATGTCTCCCTGCAGCATTCCGCTCCATTGAAACCTAAAATTACGCACAGATGTTTTGAAACTTGTCCATGCTAGTTCACTATCAGCAAAGTCGGAGTTACCGGTAACCTTATCCCAGACAATCCAGCATGGGCTTGGCTTTGCTATACGGTCAATAAAATGGTTCGCACCCCAAATAATCTGGTTCTTGCTTATTCTTAGAAGTTCATTGAAATACTCAACAGGTGGTGCATTAACATCTCCGCCAGCAAAAGCCTTATAATCTTTCGCAACTGCCAGCTTTCCCCTGCTTGCATTTCTATCTCCATTTTCGCCTATGCCATACGGCACATCAACTATTGCCAAATCAAAATGTTTATCTGGATAGCGCTCCATCATAGCCATGCAGTCTTCGTTAAGAATCTCAATCATATTCACCTTTCAAGATTCAACATTCCGCCAATACGCCATCTTTAACGCAATACCATATATCAGCCTTCGCGTTTTCTCCGATAATCCCGACAGCGATGCGTACTTGTTCTCCGTCAAGTCAAGGTAATGCAAATGCGCCATTTATATAGCCGGGAGACCAGCGCACGCGGCGAGTCGGGAGAGTGTTCAATCTACCAACCATCCGATCATCTTGAGTGTGCCGCTTAGGTCGATACTGCCGCCAGCATTTACGACACGCTGGTGCAATCGTGCCACACTCTGCCGGCTGGTTGCTTGA